CACAGAGACTGGCCGATGGATCACAGATCAGAGGAGCAATCAGAGGTCGTGATGCAATTTATGTTTGGACTGACACAGCATTATTCACACAACGTTTTGTTGGTCAGCCTTTTACGTTTGCTTTTTCACAAGTTGGAACTAACTGTGGATTAGCTGGACAAAACGCATGTGTTGAAGTTGATGGTGCTGCGTATTGGATGTCAGAGAATGGTTTTTTTAGATATGCTGGTAAATTAGAATCTTTACCGTGTTTGGTTGAGGATCATGTATATAATGATATAAACATTGATTCTGGAAATCAAATGATATCAGCTGGATTAAATAATCTTTTTGGTGAAGTCATGTGGTTTTATCCAACTTCCTCATCTTCTGTTGTAAACAGAATGGTTTCATATAACTATTTTGACTCTTCACCACAAAGGCCAGTATGGACTGTGGGGACTTTAGCAAGAACCATGTGGCAGGACTCTGCTGTATTTGGTTCTCCACACGCAACAGAATACGATGCAGCTACTGATACATCTTTTGATGTTGTTGGTAATACCGAAGGCAGAACTTCATATTATGAACATGAAGTGGGGGTAGATCAAAATAGGAATGGAACTATAACTGCCATTCCTGCAAATATAACTTCTGGAGATTTTGATATTACACAACAAAGAGCATCCGCCACAGGACAATCAACAGGTGTTGCAACATTTAGAGGGGATGGTGAATTTATTATGAAGATAAGAAGATTTATACCTGATTTTATATCACAAACGGGAACCACAAGAATAACTTTACAATTGAGAGATTTTCCAAATGATACACAGGCTAGTTCATCTCTAGGTCCTTTTGACATAACATCTAGCACTAAAAAAGTAGACACACGTGCTAGGGCAAGAGCAATTGCATTAAAAGTAGAAAACACAGCTGTCAATCAAAGCTGGAAATTAGGAACTTTTAGATTAGACATACAACCAGATGGTAGAAGATAATGGCAAAAATAGCACAAGTTATCACTAGACCTGCAGAACAATATGATTATACAGTAGCAGAGGCACAAACTAGAGATCTTGATGCTATTGTAGAAAAGCTTAATACAACATATCAACAAGATTTAAAAGATGAGGTAGAAGCACAGAACTTCTTTCTAAATTAATGGCAAATAGTTTTAAAAATAAAAAAGTGGATCTGACAACAAGTGATCTTACAACATTATATACAGTACCAACCGCAACCACAACTGTTGTTAAATCATTATTAGTGTCCGAGGATGCTGGATCAGGGACCACTATAACTGTGACATTAGTTAATGCTAGCGGTGCCATATTTAATCTGTTTAAGGATAAGTCTGTAGGATCTAAAGTAACCACAGAACTTTTAACTAATCCTCTCGTAATGGAGGAGAGTGAGGTTCTTAAAGTACAGGCTGCTGACGCGAACGAGCTGCACGTCATAGCCTCGATATTAGAGATACAGCCGAGAGAGGTAACAGCATAATGATAGAATTAAAACCACAGAAAATAATAGAAAAAATAACAAACAAAAAGACAGGCGAAGAATATAAGAATGATGACGAATGGAAGTCTAAAAATGTACCAGAAGAGGACATTAGAAGAGATGTAACCGTTGTAATGCCTAGTCTTGATTTATTAGGTAAAACAAAATAGAATGATACGATGGCAATAACTAGAGCACAACAGGCAAGACAGATGTTACAGGATGGGGATCAAGTATTAGGTCCTCTTGGAGAGGATAATTTACAAACTGATTTTATCTCTGGTGCTAGAAAACTTTTTACACCTGGAAACATTGGAAGAGGTTTAGCTTTTGTGTTAAGTGGTGGGGCAACTAGTGCTGCTGACATTGCAAAAGAAATTGCAAAACAAAAAATTTTAAATGAAATCCAAGATAAAGCTGGTGATGTTATAGGTCCGAGAGTTAAAACAAAATTAATCCAACAACAAAATGAAGCAAGCGGAACTGGTGGTTATCAATCTGATTTTTCACAAGACTCAGATTTTATGGGAGGTAGCGGAACAGCTGCTGAGATGGGATCTTTTGCAGATGGTGGACGTATAGGATTTCAAGGTGGTGGTATGTTGGTATCACCATCTAAGGATGGTAAGAGACCAGGATACAGAAATCCAAATGAAGACAGGGCTAGAGAAGAGGCAAGGACACAAGCAGCAACACAACAACAAGAGTCCTACGAGAGAGCAGCATATGATCCAGGTCCAAGCTCTCCTCCCGCTGCTGCAAAAGGTAGTACAAATGTTTCTTATATAGATTCAAGAGGAGATATAACAAACACTCCACCTAAAAATGTAGATTTTCTATTTGATGATGATGGCATAGGAACAGGTGCACCAGTTATTACTGTAGCTCCTCCTGGAGAGGTAGGTGGACCTGGAACGGGTGATAGTTTAAATTATTTATATACTACAGGAGTTCCAAAAACTAATGTACCTTTTTTAAATTTAACTGAAGGTCCTAGAAATAAAAGTTTAAGAAGAAATATAGATTATTTTAGAGAATTAAAATCAAGGGGAAGATTAAAAGATTATGATTTAACTGCAGAAGGTTATCAAAAATATATGAGAGAAAGATTAGCAGGGGAGATAGATGCCGCCGGTAATCGTATCATTCAACAAGATGATGATGATCCTATTATTTTTCCAATACAACAATCAGGTATCATGACCCAAGACACAGGGATCATGGACCAAGAAACAGATGAAGAGGAAGAAGAACCATTTGAAAGAGCGATAAGATTTAGAGCAGATGGTGGACCAATAGGTGGGATCATGGATCTTGAATCAGGAAGACAGATGTATTTCTTAGGTAAACTAGTTAAGAAAGCAACAAGAGCTGTTAAGAAAATTGCAAAGTCACCAATAGGTAAAGCTGCGTTAATAGGTGCAGCTGCATTTGGTATACCAGGAACAAGTATAGGTGGTTTATTTGGTAGAGCATCTTTTATGGTTCCAGCAGGAGGAGCACCAGGTATATTTGGATTTGGTGGTATTGGAAACGCTGCCATCGCAGCTAAAGCTAAATTATTTGGTAGTGCGTTGCCTCCAACTCAAGGTTTAGGTAAGACTAAAGGACTTTTAGATTTTATAGGTGGTAAAGCAGGTGCAACTATAATTGGAACTTCATTGTTAGCAGGAGCATTAACACCAGCACAAGAACAAGAAGCACAATTATTAGCAGATAATACTGGTATAGATATAGAAGAAGCTAGAAATCAAATATTAAGAGCTGCGAAGGGACAAGATGATTTTAGAGCAAGAGCATTTAAAGCAGATGGTGGTATTATGAGAGCTGGTTATCAAGAAGGATCTAAAGAACCGGTAGCCAAGAAAACTATGCCACTACTAGATATGGGTGGCAAAGAGATGGATCTAAGAGAGGATGGTGGATTTGTACCAATAGGTCGTATGGAGAAGGCTGACGACGTGCCAGCTAGACTATCCAAGAATGAATTTGTATTTACAGCAGATGCTGTTAGAAATGCTGGTGACGGAGATGTGGACAAAGGCGCAGAAGTTATGTATAACATGATGAAGAACCTCGAAGCCGGAGGTGACGTATCTGAGGAATCGCAAGGCTTAGAAGGCGCAAGACGAATGTTTCAAACATCACAAAGACTAGAGGAAGTATTATAATGGCTGTTCAAACCGTACAAAATTTACCTGCACAATTCGTACAAGACTTAGGTCAAGATTTAGCAAAACAAGTCGTAGCACAATCGGGTGTACCGGTAGTATCAACAGGTCTGGCAGGAATATCACAACAACCTGGTGAGTCTGCTTCGGATTTTGCAGCTAGACAACAGGCAGCTAGAGAATTTACAACTAGACAACAAAGTTTAGCAGGACTTGCACCAACAGTTGCGCAACAAGATAAATTACAAGAAAGAGCACAAGCATTAGCAGAGAAAGGTGTAGGATCTTTTCAACCATTTTTACAAACAGCAGGACAACAAGCACAAGTTGCTGCTGGATTAGGAACACAGGCCCTTGGACAATTAACAGGAGTTGGAACAGGTGCACAAGCTTTTCAACAAGGTGTGCAAGATTTCATGTCACCATATCAATCACAAGTGATTGATGCAACGCTAAAAGAATTTGATCGTAATAAAGCGATACAAGAACAACAGATTAAAGATCAACAGACAGCTTTGGGTGCGCTCGGCAGTGGTCGAGCGGGAGTGCAACTCGCGGAGTTTGGCACAGGGGCTGCGAGAGAACGAGCGTTACTACAAGCCGGTCTCTTGCAACAAGGTTTTGGTCAAGCACAACAAGCTAGACAACAAGACATCGCAAATAGATTTGGTTTAGCACAAGCAACACAAGGTTTAGGCGCTTTCCAATCTGGATTAGCTGGTCAACAAGCTCAACTTGGAGCACAAACACAAGCATTACAAGGCACAGATATTTCACGTTTAGGTCAGTTGGGCGCACTGAACCAGGCGCAAGAACAAGCTAGACTCGATGCACAAAGAGAAGCTGCAAGACAAGCAACATTCTTACCACAAGAACAGTTAGATAGATTTGCTGGTCAAGTAACAGGAATCATGGGTGGTTATCCTGGTCAAACACAAACAACAAACATACCTAACCCTACACCATTACAGACTGCATTAGGAGTTGGATCAACACTTGCTGGTATTTATGGTGGATTAAAAACAGGAAACCCAAATTTTTTTAAAAATATAGTTTAATATGAACAGAACACTTAGAAGACCGATGTTTAGAATGGGTGGTGCAGCAGAAGGCATCACTTCAGGACTTGACAGACCTGGATATAAAGATGGTACAGATAATCGTGTTGCAAGATTAACCGATGAGTTTGAACAAAGAAAGGCAATGTTTGATCAACTAAGACCCCAACAAACAGGTTTTATGCCAGGATCTGCCTCATCTTTTTTAACAAGTTTTGGTTTAAATTTATTGGCAACACCACCAAGAGGAAACATATTTCAAACAGCTGCTGTAGCTGCTCAGGATCCTTTTAAAGAATTTCAAACTGCAAGAGCACGAGAAATATCTGATCGAACACAATTAGATCAAGCAATATTAGGTGATGTTATAAGTGAAGATTTTAAAGCTACACAACAACAAAGATTAATTGATGCTGATTACAAAGAAAAAAAATTAGCGTTAGATAATAAAATTAGAGAATTAACAATAAAAGGAGATCAAGAATCTCTTGCAAGAGCAGAAGAATTTAAAAATCAAAGAACTCTTTTAGAGGATGATTATAAATTACAGAAAAAATATGGAATAACTGGTGCAAAAGATTACGCTAAAAAACAGGCTGCAGAAGCTGTAAAAACTCTATATCAATCTCAGATAACTTCTGAAAAAAATAAAATAGATGCCTTAGATAAAAACGATCCAAACTATCAACAAAAAGTAGATGATATTAATGCAAACATAGCAAACATACGAAAAGAATTAGAAGATAGCGTAAAATCTATTTACTTGTCTCAAGATACGACACTAGAATTTCAAAGAAAAGCAATACTTAAACTTCTACAAAACAATGATCCAGAAGATATCGCACCATACTTTCCAAACTTTAACGAGATCATGGGCGGTATTACCCTACCTGAATCAAAAGCAAGCGGTGGTAGAGTTGGTCTAGCTAGATCTTTTCCAGGAACTGTTGGAGATGCACAAGGTAGTATGAAGGCGACTCAAGGAAATGTGCAAGATCTATCTTACTCAGAGCTCAGAACAAGATTACCTCAAGAAATTTCAAATGAAATAGTTATGTTATTAGCAAATAGTAAACAAGCCTTATTAGACTTTGCAAATATTCAGACAGCAGAAGACGTTGC